CGTGATGTCGCCGCCCTCACCGGACCAATAGGTCTGAATGGCACCCGAACGGGATCCTGTCGCGCGGGAGGTCTCATTGATGTACTTCTCCACCAGGCCGTTGCCCTGCACTTCGATCGCGTTGCAGAGTGCAAGGATCTGCCCGCCGGCCTTCATCCCCGCTTCGATCTCCGTGGAGATATCGCGCTCCACCAGATGACCGCCATCGGAGTCGTAGGCTTCGCTGGCTCCGGAAATCGCGGCCTTCAATTTGTTGTGCGCCTCTTCGACGCTGTTCAGGCCACCGACCAGTTTCCCGGTCGCCGCGGTGTAGATCGCCTGGAGCTGGTGTCCCAAAAGTGGAAACACTTTTGCGTTTCGCTTCGGCTCGTCTTCATCCGGATCGTCAAGCCCCATGTTCGGAACTTCCGCGTTACGCGTGCGGCCGAGTTCGGCATTTTCCATCCGTTCGTGGCGCTGAGCATCCGCAAGCAGCGTATCGATTTCGGTGTTGATGGCGTCGATGTCGGTGCGTTCCTGTGCCGAGAAGTCGCGATTTTCTTTGTCGATGGTGGCGAGGATTGCGTTTCCGGCCTTGCGCTTCACGTCGGCCCTGTTTCTGAGTTCCTGAGACTTTCGCATCTTCGTGCTCCTGAGTCTCACTGCCCAAAACGAAACGGGCGGAGACTAGAAAAGTAATGTGGTTACTTCGCTAGCCTCCGCCCGCTAATGGCGTTCGGATCTACGCTTCCCTTATTTCGATTGCCCTAATTGGGCTGCGGCCTGCCGCTCGACGTCAGGGACTTTCAAATTCAGACTACTGTTTACGGTAAGTTGCTTTTCCGTGTCAAGAGCTTTCTATGGGAGGTAGTGTCCTAATCTGATTTATTTCGGTCCCGCTCGTAATCATCGATAGCGGCCAGCCTCTGGGATTCCTCTTTGCTCTCCGGCGTCCTCTGATAAAAGGCGTCCACTGTTCCGCGTGGTGGCCTCTGAACAAATAGAACCAATACGCCAAAGATAATCAACCCGACGATTCCTATCAGGACGATGCTGCAAAGCGAGAATCCCATTAGCGTGATGTCGCAGATTTCCATATTTGGCAGCTGGGGATATAGGTGTAGTTCGTCCGGATTTTCAGATTAGGGCACTACCCTATAGAAACTTCGCCGCCATGTCCAGGCGTTCCGCGATGGCCTTTCGGGAATTCACCGGACGACTCGATCGGGACAGCCGCGCGATCGTCTGATCCAAAGTTTCAATCCGGTCCACCATGCCGGCGGCTTTGGCATCCTGAGCCAACAGCATGCGACCTTCTCCGAAGTTGGATTTCACGTCCGCAATCGATATCCCTCGCCCCTTGGCCACATCGCGGACGAACATGGCGTAATACTTATCCACATCGGATTGAAGCTGCGCCCGCGCTTCTTCTGTTAGTGGCTCGTGGGGATTTGCTTCGGACTTGAACTTGCCGGCAGTGATGTAGGTGACCTTGATGCCGTCCTGCTCGAGGGCGGCGGAATCGTCGATGTGCATCGCGATCACACCAACGGAACCAGCACGGCCAGAAGGGGTGATCGCCACCTCTGATGCGGCGGAACCGATATAGTACGCGGCGCTGGCCATCGTCGCATTGGCAGACGCGACAACGGGCTTTGCTTCCCGGGCGGCCATGATCTCCGCATGCAGCTCCGGGAGGCCACTGACAGAACCGCCAGGGGAATCCACATTCAGCACGATCGATGCAATGGACGGATCCGCGGCGGCTTCTCGAATTTGCTTCGTCAGCCCTTCCGTCGACGTTCCTCCGGACATGGCGCCCATCAGTCCCATGCGTTGCGCAATGACGCCGAACACCGGGATAACGGCAACAGCGCCTTGCTGCTGGTAACGCTGGCGCTCGTCTGCCGCCTTGATGTAGGCGGCTCGGTCTTCGGCAGAGATCTCAGCGCCTGATAGACGGGCCAGTAACACCGCCTGGATCTCGGCCAGTTTCTCCGGAAGGATCGCCCACGGTGTCTGACGGGCCGCATTCAAGACCCGGCTGATTTCGAAATTACGCATCGCAAACCCTCCCCTCGAAATATTCCAGCGTTTTGCCGTGCTCGATCAGCGCATCCATGGCACGGCCCAATTCCTCGGACGAGACAGCTTCGGACTCCCACACTGCCGAACGTTCGGAGAGAGCAGCCAAATAGCGATCCATAAAATCAGTGCTCGCCTTAACGCCGAGGGCATGGGTCAGGCCTGACAGAACCGGACGGAAAGCAATTGGAGTGTACTTCGCACGCTCCTGCGGTTTCTTCCTCGAGATGACTCGGCCGACAGCGTCGGCAAATAGAAAAGAGTAAGACTCACGCACGCGGGCTGCGACTTCGACGAACTTCGAAGGGATTGCAGCATCTCGCTTATTTTCCGTGGGAGGATCCCCGCCTGGACCGTTGGGTGCACCGACGTCGCCTGGCTTTCTGCGCTTCGCAATCTCCCGCAGCATGTCCAGAGGCACGTAAGCACCGTTGATCACGCGGGTGTCTCCGCCTTCATAAGGCTGTTCCCCAATAAAGTCTGCAATCTGATCGCCGTTATATATCCCGAGATCGCGCATCGCCTTCAGGAAAGCGACCTGGGCTGCGGTGTCTCCGCGCATCAGGGACTTGATCTCCGACTGGAAGAAATACCGGGATCGCTCCGTACCGCCACCACGGCCGGAGGATGGTATATCGGAGAGAAGCTGCAGATTCATTCCTTGCTCGTTGCGCACACACTCGGGAGTCAGGTGTCGAGTGACCGTGTTGATGGTGAGCTGCTCCGTGATGCTGTTGTTGCTATTCCTGGTGATACCAACTTCGTGTGGAAACACGTCGAAAATGCCACAAAGATCTTCCTCCTGCAGGTTGTGTGTGAGGATGAATTGCGCCTCGTCCTGATCCAGCGTCATCTTCGTGAATGTCGCGGCACCTTCGATGAGCAGTAGCTTTCCGGCTTCCTTTCCGGACCGGCGCATATTGTCGACCAACTCTTTCTTAACTTCCTTATCCTTGATCGGAGAGTTGAGTGAAATGATCCCGCTGGGCCGCGATGCATTATTGAAAAACTGTCCGCCATACCGAACGGTGGCGCGATTCCATCCCAGCACATTGTGGTTTGCCCGGACTGCGGATAGGCCCACGCGGCCATCATTCGAGATGGCCGGCAGATGCAGGATTTCATCCGGGAAGAACGGCTTGGGCAGTCCGTCGTCGCCACGAATCTCGTAGAGGAATTGCCGGCCTTTCATCTTGGGTGTCACATAGTCGGGACGGATTCTCCAGAGCGCGACCGGTTTCCCGAATGTGTTCCGCTGAATGAACGCGTAGAAGTTTCCCCAGGTTCTCTTATCGACGGGAATGAAACCGTGAAAATCCGCTGCGGTCATTCCGGGATTGGGAGCGCTGTGAATAATGTCGTACAACGGATGATCCACCGCCTCGATGGCGGCCGGCTTTCCCAACAACGTCGCGCGCTCGTAGAGTTTATGTGGGAGTGTTCCGTAGATACGGAACCACCAATTGAGAGCCTTCCAGACAGTGGAGATCGTTTTTGCGCTTTGCGGAGTAATCCGAATTCCAGAATCGGATTCGAGCGACTCACCGATGTCGTTGTACCAGAAGTCGTCCATGGGGCCGGGAGGGGAGGACTCATTCTCGGCGCGGATACTCTGGTCGATGACCTCCAGGAAACCCACTTACTTAACCCACCGCGTCAGTGGCTTCACGTAAAGCACCAACAGCAGGCCAACGATGATGGGGCCATACCCTGGGCGAATCTGTGATGCTCCGTAACCCAGCAGCGACAGACCGATCGTCATCAGCGCGCCGGGGATATCCTTGCGGTTAAAACCAGAAATGAATTCGACAATACGTTTTTTGGACCTGGTAAACCATCGCGGGATCTTCATCGTAGAGGCCTCCGTAAAGTCATGGGCATTGTTGCATAAAGCGCTTCACAATCAAATCAAAGTTGACGCGTAGGTTGCTTCGGCTTCCGGTGGAAACATCATTAGGCCAGAAGCCATGGCCAGCGCCACTGCGGGGTCGACACGGCCAGTGGACTTTTCCTTATCGATTTTTCTGTTCCCCGCCGGGTCTCTCACGATCTTGACGTTGTCAATCGCCGATGTGAGTAGCGGATTTCTGCCGTGCCGAAGCAATATATTCAAAACATCCTCTTCGATCGCCTCGATCGCCGGGTTCATGTCTCGGAATCCCTGTCCCCACTCCTTCAGTGTGATATTGCAATCGGCATCTTCCAGCTCGCGTTTCATGTCATCGATGCGCCAGCGGTCGAACGCAATACACTCGATTCTGTACAGCGCGGTGAGCTCCGCGATCTTGCGAGCCACGAATCCGTAGTCGATCGAACGCCCGGGCACAGCCATCAAATAACCTTCATCGACCCAGTATTGATAGGGAGCCTGGTCGGTATGTTCACGAGTGGCGAGCGTATCGGCCGGAGTCCATGCAAACAGAAGAACGTCTTTCCGGTTGGCTTCCGTGACGACATAGCGGAGAAGTGGAACCAGTTCGTTGCAGCGAGGGCAGCGGGACTGGTACGTCCCAAAAGAGACGCCGCAGCCCGGGCAATCATAGATTTTCACGTACGGCTCATCGGCTTCGAAGATCAGGGCCAAAGCCGTCAAGTCGTTTTTCGAGGAGAGATCGAGTCCCCCAAAGCATCGCCGGCCGCGAAGCCGATCGAGGTCCACCGCGCCCCCGTTCGCTTCCCAGATGATCGATTCGAATAGTGGATCCGCGGAGTCGACCAGCTCACAAAAGTTTAGCCGGCGCGTGAGACTTTGCTTAGAGGGCATCCCGATCGCTTCCCGAACTTCCTTCTCGAGATACGAGATCGGGATCGTCACGCCGATCATGGGATTGGCTTTTGGCCAGACCTTCGGATTGGTCCAGTCATCGCCTTTGTCGAGACCGCAGACGTAACAAAACATCTCGTCGTCAATGAACGTTCCCTTCAACACCTTTTCCGAATAGCTGTGATATCTCCAGTACACCGTGGCTTTGTTGGTCGTTCCTGAATTGGTGATCATGAACACCAGGCCATTACGCCGGCCCTTCACGTTCTTCCGCATGAATTCAACCATCGAATCGGTGGGGTGCTCATGGATCTCATCGAGAAGAACGAAGAACGGTCGGAAGCCGGATTTCCCGCGGCCCGTATTTTCCGACGCGATCGGCCGAAAGAAGGATCCACTTTCCAGGTGCGCGAGATTCCAGACCTTCGTGACGTCGGCATTATCCATCGGTGTTTTAAGAATCCGCTTATTCAACGCCGGAGACTGATCCACCATGGCCACCGCATCCCGAAATGGGATCTTGGCCTGGTCTTTGTCGACAGCGGCCGCATAACACTCCGCGCGCGGCTCGTGGTCGGCAGTCATTTTATAAATCCCGAGACCGCCACCCAGCGGGGACTTGCCGGCGCCCTTGCCGATCTCCACAAATGCGGTGGTGAATCGGTAAGCACCGGTCGAGTTTTTCCAACCAAACAATGAACCGATGATGAACTTCTGCGGCGGCTGCAGGATGAACGGCTTTCCTTCGTGTTCACCTCCCGCCAGGCGCAGCACCTTTTCAAAGAATCCGAAGACCCATTCGGCGGAAGGGAAGTCCCAGGTGAGTCCGCGTTTCGGACCGTCCTTAAGGTCCCGCAGGTGGCGTTCTCCGGCAAGGCGCACTAATGGCCCAGCAACCTTCTCCCCGCTGGTCACGTCCAGCGCGTACTGAGTTACCGGATCATTTGAAGTACTGCTCGGCGGGATCTTCGCTTTCTTCTTTGCCATTAACTTTCAATCGTGCGCGGCCGGGAGGAATCAATCCAAAGCACTCGCCCAGGCGGATGAGCTGGGTTCGGCTTGCAGCGTTTGAAGCTTTCGGATTCTCCTGGTACTCGGCCATCTGGATACACCACATCGCAAAATTCTCGACGTCCCACGCGGTCAGCACGCCTTTCTTTTCAAGGTCCGGCGCGTACTTCAGCCAGAGTTTTTTCGCGCGACCTTTGACGACCGGTGGTCTCTTAACTTCTCCGGCGGGAACCGGCTCGGCTTCATTGACCGGTCGATGGCCGGCATTACCGGTGACCAATCGGAGATGCGCCGATTTCGGCTTTGTCCCCCTTTTCACGGTTTTGATTCGTTTTGCATCGGATTTTATTCATTTCGTGACGAAAAACGGCATTAGTGCATAAAATGTTCAGGATTTTAATGCGCGTTCATGCACGGAAATGCTCGGCGTTCCCTATAATCAACAACTTACAAGGATTCAATATACCCACCCTAAAGTGACACCAAATGTCATTGATGAATATATTCATATCGTTACATTTTGACTCATGTGTTTATAATCATGCACTTACATTGATAACTGAATACTTCTCTCTTCGAACGAATAGTCCATTCCTCGATCTATCGCTCTGATCCACAGTCATCCTTCAAACCTAGTAGGATCGTCGATCCTCTCGTGTCTTGTCCCTGTGACACTGACTACACAGCGCCTGAAAGGGGCCGGTCCGGAACGTGGGATCTTCCGGGCCGGTGACAGGGCGGATGTGATCCTTGTCTGTTGCGGGTTCTACCAGGCCCCTTGCCAGGTGGCGAACACACAGCGGGTTCTCCTGCAGGAACACCAGGCGTTCTCTTTCCCACTGGGCGTCGTATCCTGCCCGCCTTGCATTGCGTCCATGTGTCTTACACGGAAGCCTCTGATTGCAGCCGCGGTGGCGGCACAAAAAGACAACCGCCACTACGCTGCTTGCAACAGGCCGTTGGTTCCATCGAAATCCAACAGCAATGTTTCGGTATCCAACAGTGTGAGCGCCGACCCGTAATCGAAATAACAAATCAGCTGATCGCTGGCTGCGGTGTCGTCATAGATCACCACGTAGCGGAATGCCGCGACGGATCCACCCGACGCTGTCAGTGTGAGATCGGCAATCACCAGCTTGTACGTGCCGCCGCTTTGAGCTGAGGTGCTGATCGACAGAGCCCGGGAGGACAAATTCGTGTAAGCGATTTCCGTGATATCCGTCAGCACGGCATTGGCAGCAGAGGGGGCTGAATTCGTGAGTGCGACTTTTAACGAATCCGACCCGAGATTGAATACCTTCTCGTACACGTTTTCGATGAACGGTTGGAACTTTACAAATGAAGCCATGTCAACTCCTTCTCAGTGAATTTCCGATTCTTCTAACGAGGGGCGGGGATCAAATCAATCTTTGAATCCGTCACCCACTCCTGATTATTCCAACGCTGCACCGCTCCTGCCGGACTGTCGGCATGCGCGGAATACGATTGGCGCCGCTTCTTCCCATCGATCTCTACTAAAACAGGAGGGCAGCGGATGCAGCCAACCTCATAGACCGCGGGAATCAGCCGCTCATTCATGGTGTAGGCCGGCGATCGCAGCATCCCCAGGGGGGGTGTTTTACACGCTGGGCAAACATCCGCGCCTTTGGAGTAAGCGGCCGACAGCTCCGCTCTCAGGGCCCGGATGGTCTTACTGGACGCCTGGGACTCGGTAGCGATGGCCGTCATCGCCTTTTCGTGAAAGGCTGACAGCGCGGAATTCAGTTCACTCTGGATCTCTTCGATAGTTCTCATCTGTAACCTCCTTATGTTCGACGTGTCGTGAATGGCAGAGCCACGGCTTCCGTGCTATAGGGGAGTCCGATCCGCTCTGTGGTGTAAGGCAAACCGATTGCTTCGGTACTGCTTTCCGTAAAGCTCTCAAGGCCGCCGGCGCCGGAGAACTGCATCGTGAGGGTCTGGCCGGTTAACACAAACGAACCCGGGAAAAGTACCAGGGCCCGAGAGGACTTCAGTGCACACGCCTGGCCGGTCAGCGTGTAATCGGCCTTCGTCATGACTAGAGAACGAGACGCTCGCAAACTTAAAGTCTGGCCGTTGAGCGTAAAACTGCCTTGGACGAATGTGAGTTTTCGGGCGGCTTGCAGCGTCAGGGATTGCCCGGTCATCGTGTTCGACCCTTGGGCCAGTGCGAGTTTCCGGGAGGCGGCGAGCGCAATGCTCTGACCGCTCAATGCAAACGTGCCTTGCCCGATGGTCAGGGTGTAGGTGTTGGCAGGCGCCCCAGAATACGTCAGCGCAACCAACTGACCACTGAGACTGCAGCTGCCTTGCGCGAGTACCAGTTTTCGGGATGCTTTCAGTGCCACTGGCTGGCCGCTGAGTGTGTATGTCCCCTGACTGACCGTCAGCGTGTAACCATGAACCATCGTCACAGCCTGGCCAGTCAAGGCATACGAACCCTGCGACATCGTGCAGGTAAATCCGTGAATCAGGCTGACGACTTGCCCGGTGAGGGTGTAGCTTCCCTGTGCCAGCAATAGCTTTCGTGAGGCAGTCAGAGTCACGCTTTGCCCGGTTAAGGCATAGGACCCTTGAGCCAGAATTAATTTCCGCGCGGCGACCAGAAGAACGCCCTGTCCGGTGTAGGTATAGCTGCCCTGAGCAATGACCAGCTTCCGCTGTGCGGTGACGGCGACCGCCTGACCAGTCAGAGTGTAGGAACCCTGACCCATCGACAGTGTGTAATGCTGGGCAACCGATTCCTTGATATCGTCGTCGAACCAACGGAGAGCCGCGGCGACCAGCTCGGGCTCAAACCATGCAAGGTTCTCCAAGTCATCGTCAAACTCGGACAGTGAGGCATTGCCCGCCGTTGGTGCGGCAACGCCTTGCTGGAGGTCGTCGTCAAACCAACGAATCGCCGCGGTCACCAGTTCGGATTCGAACCATGCCGTTAATTCCAGGTCCTCGTCAAATTCGGCAACCGAGGCGCCGGCGGTGGCGAATTCATACGCGCCAGCTGCACCGGTGCCGTCATTCTTGCGCGGAACGCCGAAGATATCGTAGGGCAGGACCGCACCACCGGATGGAATCAGATTGCGCAACAACGAGTGTGGTTGAATCCTGTAATCCCCGCCACCCACATTGGCGGTACCGCCGTTCCACGCCAAGCGGCCTAGCAATCCGGAGAACGCGATGGGATTAGTGGCAGACGTGATGGGATTGCTGCCGCCGTTCTTCGCTGGCGCGTAACTAGAGATCCCGTCGAACTCCAATTGGAATTGGCCGGACGCGGCCAATGGTGTGGCTTCCACATTCAAACAACCGCGGCGACCAACACCATAAAGCACTGGCCAATTCCCTGTGCGGGCCGCATCTGCAGTTGGGAACGTGTCGGATTTAATCGCCTCTTTCTCCGTCATGTTACCGACTTCGGACCATAGTGTCCGAAGTAAGGAACTCGAACCCGTATCGTTGTAACCGCGATTAATCCGGCCGCCGACAAGGGTGTTGTGCCACATCAAGACGTTGTTGGCTGGATTGGATGTGGACGCATCGGCAGTGATGAACAACTCCAGTTCACCGCTGCTGTTGTTTTCAAAAATGTTTTGGACAATGGCCGCGCCAATAATGCCAGCGGTGGCGTTGTGAATCTGGCAGGCCATTTCAACAGAGACATCCTGGCGATACATCGTGTTGAATGCCAGGATCGGCATTGTGTTAGCCGTTGGTCCGCCAACAGGTTCGTTCGAAAATATGTTTTGGTGGATGACCGAATTTGTATTGCCAAGTGTCGTCCATACTGGCGTGCCACCGCAGCCGTAAAGATCATTGCCCCGAATCAGCGCGGCGTTGGACACTTCGCCGCCGAACGGCGTCAAATCGTGGGCGATCGCGCCGATGCTGTTCCTTGTCATGTAGTACAGCACCGTTTGATAAATGGCGGTGGTGCCGTTACAAACAAACGTGCACTGGTCCATCCACATGTAGGTGATGTCCGTAAACAGGGACACCGGACCAGTGGCGACGTTGATGCTGCAGTTCCACACTTTGACAGGCGTGCCGGCGAATCCCTGCGTTCCGGAAACCGCGTTGATGATCACGCTCGCGCGCGGTGTGGATCCCAGCGGTTGGACGGTGCACCACACTTTGCCGACTGTGGCGGAAATGGAATTACTGGCTCCTGTCCACGTGTGGTTTCCGGCCTTCAGGTGGACGGATCCGGCCGCGTCGTTTCGGCCGTACACGGTGTTGTTCCGCGAATTGACAGCGGCTACCGCTTTATTGATCGTGCGGAACGCTGGCGGCGGGCTCAAGGAATCGAATGTCTTCTCATCCACCGCCACACCCGTGGTGTCGCTGCCGAACGTGGAGTCCACCACGGCCGCGGAAGTCCCATAGGTCCCACCGTCGTACACATAGAATTGCGGGGCGTACTTTGGCGTTGGCTGACTGTTGACGCCGTCGCTGGTGTCCAGTGTGGCCCCGGAGTTTCCGACCCACGGATAGGCTTTGAAATTGACAGTGATCTGATCCCCGGCCGTGAACGTGCTTGTGGAGATGGTGGCGATGTATTCACTGACTTCCCCATAATCCCCCATCAGCGGATCAATGGTTGCCGCGGCGACCGTGACACTGACACTGTGGGAATGCTGATCCGTAGCGGTGAAGATGACGCAGGCCACCGGCTTCCCATTGATCGCGGAACGGTGGAACGCCACACACCGGACATCGAAGGAAGGGCCACTGACTTTTTGCCAGCCTGGCCAGGACCAGTTCGCAATGACCTTCGGATGCGCGAGAGTGGAATTGTTGGTGACGGCGAAGCTGGAGACGGAATTGGTCGGGGTGCCGCCCTGCGTATAGAACCCGCTGGCAATGGTGGCGGTCAGCGTATCGCCAGTGAAGACGAAGTCACTCAGCGAAACGCGGACGGTTACCGTTCCCGATTCATCGTTGGTGGCTTGGTTCGGAGACGGCTTGCGGACCTGATGCGTACCGTAGACCGTGCGCTGAATGGTCCCCAGCACGCCAGTCGCGTCATATCCAGATGAGGTAACGGTGAAGACAATCTTGGCCGTCGACGGGTCGTTGTTGGTGCCCAGCCCGAGCGCATACGTGCCGCCCGGGCTGAGCCCCGAAATGTCGATTTCCGCAACCCAGCCGTTGTGCGCAGCCGCACTCGCGATCCGGATTGCGCTGATGTCCCCGTTTGCCAAAGTCTCGGCCTCCGGGTTTAGTTATCCACTTCGCGAACGTGCAGCCAGCTTCCGACCTTCACGGTCAGACCGGCGGCAACCGCCACTTCCGACTTGCCGCGCATCGCGAAGGTGCCATCGGCAGACGGCTGAATATATCCGGAGATGATGGCCAGCCGGATCGATGTGGCGCCCGTTGTGTCTACTGAAGCGGCGGTATCTCGGGCGGTGGCACTGCCAGCCGAAACGGCTGCCGCGGTCGCACTCGGAGTCACTGTGGCAATGTCTGCCACCACCAGAACAGTTGGAGCCGCCCCGATATTGACCCCAAACTGGGAACCTGTCGTTGAGGCATCATTGATCGAATATAGATGGGCTTCGAAAGCATACTTTCTTCCGCTTTTGAGGGGAGTCGTCAGCCCCGTAATGTCGGTAAAGGATGTCGTGGCGTTCACGTAATCCGAACCGGTCACAGTCAACCAGACATCCAGCTTGGCCGTGGATGGCTTTGCGGATCCGTTGACATCGTAGAGCGTCCAGACGCCAACCTGGTCGAAGGTCACCGACTCTCCGGCCAGAAGAGTACCCTTCCAAAGCTCCTCGACGGTCGTGCCATCGGTGTGCTGTACCGTGATGAGATTGCTGACTGACGCGTCGGTATTTCGAATAGAAATGTGCTTCACGTTCCGCTGCGTGCTGGAACCGGGAGCCCCCACAATGTCAGTGGTCGCGGCGGTTGCGATCGACGCTGTATTGGTTCGTCCGGGCGTGATCGAACCAGCTGCGTTATCAACCCAGGACGCATGGACTTTGACCGTTCCCGCCGATCCGGTGATGACCTGAACTTTATCGGACGTCGAAGTGAGAAGAAGCATGAAAGGGTTCCTCGCTTTTCCGTATTGACATATCGATATACATCAATACGTCTATGTTCGCTGAGACTTTACGACAGAAAGTCCTGTGCGTGTAAAGTTACTTTTTGGATTGCCGGAACCGGTCATCGCTTTGAGCCGGCCAAACGGACTCGTGGCTCGCGGCCCCGGCAAAATCAATTACTGGACTTCCGGTTCGCCTGGCGTATTCGCGGCCACAGCTGCAGCGAGAGCGTTCCCTGTGTCGTCCAACGCCGTGGTGATGTCCGTAATATCGGTCAGTGTCTCCGGTGGCGCGCCCTTGGCCAGGGCGGCCTCCACCGCGGCTGCCAGCCTGTCTTTGAATCCGTTGATCAGAATCTCAGCGGATCCCATCACGGTTTTGGCATCGTTGACTTCGTTTTTCAACTGTTCGACTTTTTCAGTCAATTCACTCATTACAATTTCCTCCGAACGGCAATGCGGGCCGGGTTTTCGTGTGTAACCGGCGATCGCGTGTTTAAGTTTGAACGTGGACACGGACAGAGACTTTGAAAGCGCAGCCAATTGCTGCGCACGGAATTCGTCGTGCATATGCACATGGATTTCGAGTTGAAGCTTCATCGAGTCATCTCCCATTCCTTAACCGCCAGATTTCCGGCCAGATCCGACACGGTCAATTTGAAGTGATGTGAACCTGCCGCGACGTTTCGGGCATTCCATCGGGTGTAGAACGTCGTCGGCAGAATCAACGCGGCGTTCCCATCCTTAGGCCCCTCGAGACCGTCCACGTCGAGCCGGTACCAGACGACGCCAACGTTGTCGCTAGCTGTGATGGTGAGCGGCACGCCGTTGGTGGTGGTGATCCTTACGTTGTTGGTCAGAACGTTGACGTTTACGGAATTCAGGACTGTAGAAATGACCGGGGGCTGCTTGTCGTTCGAAGCCGCCGGCACTCCGAAGAACACATCCACGTGCGGCGCCGGCGCTGCGGTGAACTTGAATTCCAACGGCGGCGCTGTGCCATTCGTCGGCGTGCAGGTGTAGGTGAAATCGTGTTCAGGAAACGCGGATGTTGGTAGCTGTGCCTGTATGTCTCGAATCACCACAAACCAGCACACCGCGACGATGAGCGTGAGCCAGAAGGCCGCTTTCAGGATGTATTTCATGTTGACTCCTTTTTCACAGCGCCGACATAAACGCCGGCGGCTTGCAGGTTGTTTCGAACTCCGCGCTTGCTGTATCCCAGGCGCCTGGCAATCTCGGCAACCGAGGGACGAGACGGATCCAGGTACAATCGGACCATTTCCGCGCGGATTGCTGTTTTGGTGACTCGAACCTCGAGGGCGGCCTCTTCATCGAGAACTTGAGGACGACTCCGCGGCCGGCGCTGCTCCTCGAGCGCGCACACACGCTCCACCAGAGCCGCCAGGACAATCGGAATAAGGGAACCATTGCATTCCTCATCGAACATCGCTCACGGCTTCACCGGAGGCACGCCCGGCTTTTCAGTTGGCAACGGTGGCTGCGGTGCGTTGGGTTGCTGCAACTGTGGTGCCGGCAACGCGACGATGGCTAGATCCGGCGCCGGCCCGCTGCGGATCGGGATCTGCAGATGCACACCCTGAAGCTCGACGCAGGCCGTGGGCCCGGCTGCCGGCGTGATGAAAACGAGTGCGATGAGTAGAAATTTCATACAGCTTCCTTCATGACTTTCTCTTTTTGCGCGGCGGTAATTCGCTGGCGCAATTCAATCAGAGCTTTCACACCTTCATCGATCACACCGATCAGCTTGTCCACCTGGGGCCCGCGCCCTTGAATCGCGCGCTGGATCGCTGGGGGGGGTAGGCGCGAAAGCAGCATTTTGACTTCGCGCTGGGTGCGATCGGCCAGACCAGAGAGGCGGCGATATTCGTATCTGGGTTCGAGTTTTCGGTGTTGGATTTCCCCAGTGGAAACCAGTTTCTCTTTGATCTTGAAAATGGATTCCGCCGTCGACATTTCTCCGGTCTGGAACATTTTGAAGTTCTCGAGCTGCTCGGGTATTTCCAGCATCGCGAGTTGAAATGCCAGGCTCATTGGTAATGGGTTGTGACCATCAGCCTGGGATACTTCCAGATGCAGTTGTAGTTCCGGCGCCAGTTTTAACAGCCGCTGATACTGACCCACCCAACCAATGGAACGTCCCACAAGAGTGGCGACATCCGACTGCGTCCGCCCGCCACGCCGCACCAATCGATCAATGGCTCGGGCGATCTCCATCGGTGTGTGTTCGGCGCGCTGAAAGTTCGACGCGACGGACTTCTCAAACTGATCTTCTTCGTCGAGGACTTCGATCACGATCGCCTTGTACGGCGTGCCAAGCTTCATGGCGGCATGCCAGCGCCGCTGACCATCGATCAATTCGTAATCGTGTTTGGGATCGCCTTTCACCTTCCGCACCAGGCCAGGCTGCAGCTGCCCGTATTTCAGAACGCTGCGCTCGAGTAGCGAGAGTTCCCTGGCATCGAAATACGTGCGCGGCTGGCCTTTCAGGGGCCGAACGCGGGCGGCCGGCACCGTCACAAAGCGCGCCTCCCCGCTAATCTCCGTCACGCCGGCATGTGTTTTACAGGTGCCATGAATCGGATCTGTCACGGCGCATTCGGGCCCGGTCTTACCCTGGCGTAAGCAGTGCAGGCAAATGCGCCACGGTGAAGGGCAGCCGCGGCCGCTGCAGGTAGCTTCGTTGGTCGAAATTTTCTGACTCTGCCGCTGACAATCCTCCCGGCCGATCGGGACTTCAAACAACGGGCATGAAACTGTCGGGGCAACAAGGGCGGGGGTGGTTCTCACACTCATTTCAGAATCTCCTGAATCTCGACCACAACCCTCTCGGGCAGGCCGTATGCTTTCTCGGCGGCAACGGCCACCACTTGCGCGTCATCGTTCCAACAGATCCCTTTTACGGAATCGAAAATGGCGCGGATCAACTTATCCAGGTCGGGTTTCACGGCGGGTTCGGTCCAGGACTTTGGGCGGCTCTTCGGTTTGGCAAAGAAGAACTGAAGCTTGACGGCCAAAGGCCCGGTAAGTCGCGGCACCCTCTCCCAGAGCGCTGTTCGCGCAACCTCCTGCTTCCAGGGCTTCGTTTTCAGATTGTCTGGCATCGAGACGAACTCTCCGGATATTCGGTGCCGCAGTTGCTTCATGGATCCCTGGGGCCGCGGCGTGCCGAGCACGGTAAATTCGATTTGGGTAACGGATTTCATGGATGATTCACCTTTGCTCCCGGCATGACGATGGACTCGAAGCGCTGGCCCAGACTTTGGCAGCCGACACGCCCGTAAAGGTGTGTTGAGTTTTTAGGCAGGAACACTCGGCCACAACCGCGACAGGTCTTCGGTTGGTATTGCTTCGGCACAGACGCCGGTGGAAGGTCCGGCCGAACACGTTTGAGCGCCACCGCGCGATCGGCGAGCCGGGCATACGTGGATTCGAAGTCGACCGTGCTTAACGTTCTCACTGAACTTCTCCCGCCAGGACGACTCGCGATTCTTTCGGAAGAGCGGAATCGATCGATTCCAGTGGCACCAGCTTCAGCGCTCGATTTCGCATCAAGCCGGTACCTGATTTTTCGAGGCGATGTTTCAGCGACGCGGGACCGTATTCCATCCCGCCGTACTGGTTGAGAAATTCCTGGGGAACTGCCACCACCACGGCCCTCGAGGTCATGTCGAGAATTCGCATGCCGGCGTAGAGCGTTTGAAACACTTCATCCACCACCTGGCTGCGGAGGTACTTCTCCACCGGTCCCCAGAATTTCTGAAAATCCTGTCTTTCAAATTCGTTCGTTCGCTCGCTCGTCGCCTGTATGGGAACGGACGAATTTTTAAGACTCTGAGAATGTTTCAGGAACGAGTCCTCCTGCTCCTGTTCCTGCTCTATCTCCTGCTCCTGTTCCTGCTCTTGGCTTCGAAGGGGCTTCGAAGGGCCTTCCAAGGGGCTTTCTGAAATCAGGTCAATTTTCAGGTTGAAAGGGGTTCCATATCTCAGAACAAACTTATTGAAGAATGGCGACTTAGAATGCTTTTTGAGCTCACTGATAACACCCTTCACTCGGTTGTCCGCCGCCTTGAGTGTTTCCGCGATCTGCTGTGCGGCCATCTCCGGAACCCACACGTACTCCGAAGTGGTGTCGTAGAAGGCAAAACCCACTTCGGAGACCCTTCGAAGGGCCTCCGAAGCCCCTTCCAAGGTGATGCCAATTTCATGCATCAAAGTGGGCATCGGGAGGTAGTACAGCCCAATCATGTTTGAGGATGGGCAGGTGAAAAGATAGAAAGCCACGCGCTGCGGATCCGCCTGGCCGCGCAGTTGCTTTCCGGTATCTCCGGTCCAAAATCGGGAGGATGCTTTTGCGTAATCTCTCAATGGAATCGATTCAGCCGAAGATCCGCGCTAGCCAGGACATCGTTGTGCCAAAACCGATGAGGCACATCCCTCCGAAACCCATCATCGCGATCACAACCAAAGTCATCTTCCAGGTGGGGAGTTCACAGCGTGTCTCGCCTTCAGGCACGCACCAGTCCGGCTGTGGATCTCGACGCGGCTCCAGAAAAGCCGCGAGTTCATTTGCGGTAAACGATTTCATTGCTTTCTCCTTCTTGTACGGTAGAGATCTGGCATGCGTCGTCCCCAGGCCGGCTGCCAGTGCCGATCGAGGTTGATTGAATGAGGCTGTGCTGTTTGTGGGGCGGACTGTAGTCGCGCGCGGCTCGGCTGAGCATGCTTTCAAATTCCGAAGCAGACCCTCCCCACCGGAGAAATAAATCCCGACGTTCAGCCATCATTAGCGTGATCCGTTTTTCGAGAACGCGAACAACTCGCGCCTGATGTGCTCTCCATGTTGGAAACGGATCTTCCTTTGATTCCTCGATGGACGATGGGTCGAGCTCGACTTCATAGAGCCAGCCACGTACAGCTCGGGACGCGTAGTAGCGCGCATATTCGCGATCTGTTGTGGCGTACACGAATTCGGCGGGAGTTTCAGGGTCGAGACCGAGCGCAGAACTGTGGCCTTTCCTCTGAGCTTCACACGTGGGACAGCCGTCAAGATATCTGACGTGCGCCATGTCTGGCTTCAGCAGAGAGCCTTTCCACAGATCGCCGATGCCGCCGTGTAATAGAGTCATGACGTGACCCTTTCCGAGCGGATCCATTCGCCGAACGATGCACCGGTATCCGCATTGAGGAACCGCCTGTACCGCTGCTGGCTTCGTGTCAGCTTCGGAGGCTTCGGGCTTTGCGCAAACATCGCCGCCTTACCCTCTCGCGTGACTGTGCAGTTGTAGTAAGGCAACCACTCTCGCTGAAACGTTTCCATGAAGCCCATTCCGACCAATTCGCGGCACGTAGGCTCATCATCTTCGCCAGCACAGAAATGGTTTCGATGCTGTTGGCCGCGACCGTACTGGTCAACGCCCAACGAGTGCTGAAGGATTTCCAATTGGCGTGCTGTCAGTGGTGTCATGCACGCCCTTCCGATGCTTGCCTGTTTGCCGGGAGGCCGAAACTTCTCCCCGGCTGGGCCAAGGCTCCCACACCCTCCGCTCCACTGCGACGGGCCAGTAAAAACCCGTTACCGACTTGATTGGCGCAGAAATCAGGAGTCGTCTTTAGGTATCTCGATACAACCGCCGTGAGGCGACCTAAGACCTCCGGCAACACGAACTGAACTTTTTGAAATGTGGTACTCTGCCGCCCACTTCGGAGGGCGACTTGGGAAGACACCGAACGGGCGGAATATCTCGCCGGGGCAATGCCTGGCGCATCAGTTATCGAGCGAACGGAGTGCGATACTTTGAAACTTTCGAAACTGAGGAGAAGGCCCGCCGTGAGCTGGCGAAGCGAATCTCCGATGATGCCAGCGGGATCCCGGTATCGTCGGCGCCGAACGTCGTTCTGTTTGGCGAACTCATCGTGGATGTCCGCAACGAGTATCTGATCAACAAACGAAAATCTCTGAAATCGTTCGATGCCCGAATGCAGAACCATGTCGATCCGGCGTTGGGCCACCTGCGAGCCAGCCAGATCACCACGTCGCAGCTGAATACGTACATCCTGAGACGACAAGCGGAAACTCCGAAGCCCTCCACCGGCACCATCAACCGCGAGCTGGAAGCCATCCGTCACGTGTTCCGCCTGGCGATGCAAGGCGGCAAGCTGCTGCACATGCCACACGTTCCCCACCTTCGCGAGAACAACACGCGCACCGGTTTCTTTACTGCCGCGGACGTCGAGCGGTTGTGCAGCCATATGGCCCCGATGCTGGGCCTGTTTGTACGCTTTGCGTTCCTGACTGGGTGGAGACGCGGAGAAATCAGCGGATTGAAATGGAGCAACGTGGATTTTGTTGCCAATGAAATCAGGTTGGAGCCAGGAACGACAAAGAGCGGGGAAGGCCGGATCTTCCCGATGACGAGCGAGCTGCGGGACCTTCTCACAGATCGGATGGCTTGGGCGAAGACTCCGAAGGTTAAAACAGACAAGGCAGCCCGCAGGGCCATGAAGCGTCCACGTGTGACCACAATCACACAGCACGTCTTTGTCATCGACGGCCGCCCGGTCGGTGAGTTCCGTAAACAGTGGATCGCCGCCAACGACAAGGCGGGGTTGCCGTGCGTTTACGACAAAGAGACCGGCAAGAAGGCGATCCGGGCTCTTCGCATCTTCCACGATTTGCGCCGATCGGCCGCACGTCGATTTGTCCAGGCTGGACTGAGCCAGTCGCACATCATGGCGCTGTGTGGATGGAAGACGGACAGCATTTTTCAACGCTACCAAGTGGTCACGACGTCGGACTTGCGGGCGGCACTGGATCGGATGGAGGGTCATGCGGAGGCCTCCGCGTCAAAGAGCAATCCCGTTTCACGGTGACCCGCTTCAATCCGCTTGCGCCTGTTCAGCCGTTTTCGAAGCTGCCCGCTTTCTTTGCCATGACAAGGTGGACATAGAGTCCGATAGCCATCCAATCCACAGAGTCCGCCACCTTCGGAGACTGGGATGATGTGATCCATTTCCCAGCGGCCGAGATGTTCTTTGTGAGTATCCACACCGCAAAGAGCGCAAATCCCGTGGTCGCGACGCCGCACAAGGGCCCGCATCCAGTTTGGAGTATTTCGATAGGCGCACTCATCCGAGCAATAGGAAGACCGGCGTGGCGGCAGGTTCGACTCGCAAACAAGGCAGAGCTTCTTACCCTCGGCGTCTTTCTTTTGCTGGTGGGTTGGGACAGTGCGAACGAACTTCACACCACACCGCCGGATCTTTTGGTGCCCGAAATGGCGGTTTTTGGTGCCCGATCGGTGGTTCTATAAACCAACGGTCGGAAACGCAATACTGGCGGGGGTTTTAATGCGCCCGAGACGAGTCGAACGTCCGACCTTTGGTTTCGGAG